TACATAATCGTTGAAGTCTTGAGTCTTCATGTCTTTTAACACAGAGTCCATATATTCTGTTCTCATAGTAACTCCGTACGGATCTTGAGAGTAAGCTTTAATATCGTAAGTTCTTTCAGCAATACCATTAACTACAATATCTACAAACTTAGGTATAATAGGAACTGGCTTCCAGTCTAGATTTAAATAAGACAAATCACCATTTATAGATAATTCATCTTTATACTTCTGTATTGACTGCTCACCTCTAGCGTATAATCTTAAATTATGAAAGTGTCTCTGACTATGACCATGCATATTGTAATTAGAGCCTTTATTAGAGGTGTTATCACCATACCACTCATCTTCTATCGCCTGAGCTACTTTTAATCCGTATTCGTAGCTTACTTTTTCTACGTCACTTACCACTTGGCTTGGAAAATAATTATGAGATATATTAGCCATATTGTTATTTTATTATTTTAGAAGTAAAGCCATCGTTTTTATATCTAGCTATACCTAGGTTTAATTTTTGTTTTCTCCTACTAGCTGTTGGTTTGTATAAGTTTTTATTACAGGCCATTATAGCCAAACCTGAGCTTATAGAAGCATCGTGTTTTGTTCTCTTATTTATATCAAACTTAGCCCAATCGTTTAGTGTTTCGTTAAAGTAAACGCTACCATAATTACCATTTTGCAAATGACCAACATGATCATTTATATACATTTCGATAGCGGCCGCGTGAGCTTGTTTTATGTCCTCACTAGAGTTTGGTATTCCACCCACCTCTTTTTCAGCCGTACTCAGTTTACTCCATATTTTATCTGGTCTGTTCATGCTAAAACCTCTATACCCTCTTCTTTTAAAATAATACAGAAGTCTAGGCTTATTGTTTTCTGCTAACAATGGCATTCCATAAAAAATACAAGCCATCAATACGTCTTCAAAAAATATTTCAGCGGTTTGTGGTCTAGCTATATATTCTAAAAATAATTGGTTGATTGGAGCGTTATCCATACTAAATTTAGTTAGTCCATGTAGAGATCCATTAGACCCTCTACCATCTACCGTACCACTAATATCATAGCTGTCGCACCCAAAAGCACCAATATGTTCGTTTCCAGGATATTTTATTCCATTTTTAAGTATTACTCGGTTTTGTAAATTTCTATCAGGAATCCAGCTAACTTTAAACCTACCGCTTGGATCTGGATGAAATACCACTTGAGTATCTTTAACCCCGTTCGCCCACTGAAAAGATCCTTTAGTTACAACAGATGAGTTTCTATTGCCTTCATTGTAATCAATTTGCTCGTAAATTTTTACTAAATTAAATAGACTATTTTTTGTTTCATCTCTAAAAGCGTGCTCTGTAGTTCTTGGGAATTGACGATAAAATTCATTCAAAGCATCTTGATCTTCTTTTAAGCCTTCTACCTCGTTCTCCCAGTGATTGATAACACCTACATCTATTAATTCACCGTCTGGTCCATAAACGTCGGATACTGGAGTAGTGAATACAGGTCGTCCGTATTCGTCAATAAATCCTTCAAAGTTCCATTCCATTGGGATAAACAAAGAACATAAACCAGATTTTGTTTGACCATTTTTATTTCTTTTATTTACATCACTGTCGTTATACAGTCTCTTAAAATTATCGCCACCTTTGTCGAGAGCGTTACTCGTTGAACCCATCATACACTTACCTATAATCCTACTACCTAGTCTTAAGCAAGTTTTAGTTACTCTCCAATTGTTTAATATATTATCAGGTCTTTCCCACTTACCACTTTCATCATGAACTAATAGCGCTAGTTTTTCACCATCATAACTGTTGTCTCCAGTATTCTTCCAATCAATAGTAGTATCTAAACCTTTAATCTCTTCTAACTTTTCATTGGTATCTATTTTTTTACGAGTAAACTTGCTAGCTGGAACACGGTATGCTAATTCTGATTTCGGTCTATCCATACCGTCTTGTATTGGTTTAAAAAAGAAAGGATAGTTTATAGAAATAGGTACCACTTTATCTGTAAACATTTTTTTCGCATCACTACCACTTTTTGATAGTATACCATATCTACTATCGCTTGAAATTGTAGCTTGATTAACTGTTTCAGCAGAAGACATAAAAGAAAAACCAGAACGTCTGTTCTTAAGATAACACATTCCGTAACACCTTGGATCAATTTTACAGGCCTCCCAAAAAATAAAAAATAATCTATTAGCTTCACGAAAGTCTGGAGCACCAACGTCAATCTTGCTCCATTGTAAATACATGTAGTGTGCGCCTGTTATATAAGTTGGATCTCCATTATTGTTAAACCAAAATCCTTGCTCCCTTCTATTAAACTCTTCGTCTATATAGTCGTACCACTGTTCTTTGTTTTCTTCAGGATAAGATTTCCAATCGAATATAGTTTTTATTTTTTTAAGTATATCAGGCTTTGTTATTTGCTTCCATTTATTATATTCATTGGAGTAAACTTGCTTAGGAGGTTTTGGTAAAGCAATTTTAAGTCCTTGAATATCGTATATTTCACCAACTTGACCATCGCTACTAAGCACGATAAGATCGTGTTCTTTATTATAGCCTCGCTTCCACTTTTTGCTCCTATTCATTCTAGACAAAGTGGTTTTCTTTACGGGCTCAACTACACTATATAAAGTTTGTTCGTAACTCATTTAGATCTTCCTTCAGCAAAACCTTTAAATACACGTTCTTGCTTTTTCTCAGGTTCTTTACCGTTAAGTAAATTTTCTTCTTCTTGTATTCTGTTTAGTATCTCAAAAGCGTCAAATATAGCTAGCTTTTTAGTGGCTGCAGCATTCTTAAGTCTATCAGCCGTAATGTCATCGCCACTATCAACTATAGCTTCTTTAGCTACTTTAATCAACTCTTCTACAGCTCTATGCCCAGCTTGGATTATACTCTTCTTCGTTTCCTTGATATTCATATTTTATTGTAATAAATTTAGAGTAAACTCTATATAGTCTTTCTCCATCAACGATAAACTCATATTCACTACTTGGGGTAAAGCCTACTAAATCACCAATATCTACAGTTCCATCAGATTGCTTTACAACACCTATTAGTGGCCGTTCTTTACTCTCATCAAACTTATCTATAGATTTTATAGGTTTGATAAAACAGAAGCCATCTATAGGTTTCCACTCGTTATCTCTTTTAAAAGAAAATATTTGATCTTTAGATACAAAGTATTTATTGTCTTTGAAGTAGCTTTTACTATTACGCTCTCTGCCTTTTACATCATGCCATCTTCTAAACACGTTGTGATGAACTATAACGGTATCACCAACTTTTAGATCAGACTTATTATTAGCAGGTGTTGCTATTATTTCAGCTTCTCTGTTAACGTGTAGATGGTTGAATATTTCTGTGTTTACTATTAGACTTTTATTGTCTATGGCTATAGAGTTATTATATCTTCCACCTATGGGTTTTATGATATAATTATTCAAAGCTTTCATTAGTATTCTAGATTATACTCTATAGATATTGCCATGTTCTTATTGAAGTCTTTCCAAGGTAAAATGTCTTTACCTTTTTTTATATATATACTATATTTTTCTTCCTCTTCAATTATATCACAAATAGTATGACCACCATACACTTCCTGGTTAACAGAGTAGTGCATGGCGTCAATCTTGTAATCTTTACCAATAGTAATTTTACGAATCAGCTTGCTCATTTTTTTGCTTTATGATAGATCCGTCTTGGATGTTGATGTCTCCAGTTCCATATTTTTCTTTAAACGTCTCTCTAAGCTTAGACAGCATTTCTTGAAGTTCTAATATTGAATGGAGTATATGATGTTTTCTTGTCTCAATCATGCCGATTTCGCTTTGAGACTCTTGTATTGCTCTAACTAAAGCTTGGAGATTTTCTAACTCCTCTGTAGTAATTTTATCTGTCCCAAGGTTTTTAACCTTAGGTGTTTTTCTTTTTGCCATTTTATTTTATTTTATTTAATTAAATTAGTCAATATATAGTATTACTTCTTATGACCAGTAGTTACCACAAGAGCAATACTTAATATCATACAAAGCATTACAAGTTACCTCGTGATCATTTGAAGGTAAATCGTGATCTTCTACTTTTACAATAAGATTACCGTCTAAATCTATAATTCTATAATCGCTAGCGGTGCACGTGTATTTACCATCGACCATCGTGCCATCCGAACATTTATCGCATTCTTCCATATTATCTATGTCCTATTATTCTTAAATTACTTAAAGCTAAATCTTGTTTGTATGCTGCTGCATCTCCATGAGTGAAATATACGAAGTATATATACATGCCAGAATTACCACTAGCCCCCGCTAAATCGACCTCGCAAAATCTCCATCTATTAGTATCCGCTAAAGACGTAGTATGACCAGTGCTTTGAAGTTGGCCCTCTGTACTGCTATTGTTACCTGTAGCCCTAAGAGTTGTGTGAGGAACTCTTAATGATTGACTAGAGCTAGTGTCTAGCTCAGCATAAATAGTAATATTTTCTCCTCCGCTAGAAGCATCAATAAGTCCATTACCTGTATTACCGCTATTGCTGCAATCTGTGGCACTATTTGAAGTTGCTATAGCTAACCCTGAGCCATCAGCACCATTGAAAGCACTACCAAAGGCATGAATCCACATCTGCAATGTCACTTTGCTATATCTAGAGAAGTCATATTCTAATGTTCTAATAGCACCTATTCTTATAGCACCACCATTTACTGATGCTGGATTAGAAGCCTCATAAACCATATAGCCGCTAGTTTGCTCTGTGTCCCAAACTCCATTACCGGAATTGTTATAGATAGATCCAAGTACCGCACTCTTAGTTATAGGGTGTGAGTTAGAACCGCCCCAAGTTATGTTACAACCACCGCCAGGACCAGTATCAGCAGAGCCCGTGTTTCCGTAACCAGCAACCCAACCATTACTTGTTTGCTTTGTAGCTCCTAAATCAGTGTCAGTTGTTCCGTCGTCTAGTAGAGTAAAGTCTCCACTATCAGCCTTAACAAAACCTTTTGCTTCGAGCACTGTAGAGTTTTTTGCCGAGAAGTCTGAAAAGTCATAGATCTTTATAACATCGTACACGCTTTCGTACGCACCTGATATGCTAGTTCCAACTCCAAGCATTTATTTACCGAAATAACAAATTACACCAGACGCAGAAGGTCTAAAAGCAGTCCATCTGCCATATATGGTAATACCTTTAGGATATACTTGTCCATCAGCTATAATACCTCCGGCTCCATGATACTCGTCTAGAAATATTAAAGATTGCGAGTCAGGAGATAGCCCCTCAAATGCTGGACTTCCATTAGTTAAGTGTCTTTCTAAAGTTATATTTGCTCCATCTACACTTTTCACTTTTACGCCTCTAGCATTAGGACCATGATAAACTGGTGCTGGTGTTTGACCATCTAGAGTAATTAGAGGATCACCGTCTGTTTCAGCGGTATCGTTGACTAGTAAAACAAACTGACCAGGTTTAACTTTAGCGTTAGCGCCACCAGACAATACTACTGGGTTAATATTAGACCCAGCATTATCAGTTAAGTCTAGGGTAACCACACCATTTGCGTTAAAATCATTAGAATCAGCATCGAGATCGGTATTAGCACCTGATGCTATATAAGGAAAGTTAGGACCGGCAGTATCTAATCTTTCTGGCTCCATAATTGTTGGCGTGTTGTCGTCTAGAAATTGAATAGCAACTATAACGTGGTTTTGTGGAGGTATTATTGTCTGTGCGACGTCTGAATAAGCACTCCCCATTTGCCCAAAGCTATATGCTACACTTGTTGAATTTTGTCCCATTTTATTTATTTATTAGTTTGTTCGTTTTTCTTTGAACTTCCACCGAAGAAGAAGTCTATTATTGTATTTACTTTAGCACTCATCGCTCCAAATATTGTTGATATGAAGCTTATTTCAAATTCACCAAGGTCTATTGTCTTATTTACAAAGTAATTAAACATTACGTAAGTAATACCAAAGTATGCTATGGTAAATAACGTAGCTAATATCTTTTGAATAATAGCGTCGTCTTTATAAAGATCACGTGCATCTTTGCGATCTTCAACTTCTTTTGAGAAAGCTTCACGCTCTGCGTCTAGTAGCAGCTTTTTTATTGCAAGCTTGGCGGCATCTCTCTCTTTGTCTGTAGTAATAACTTTATCAAGTATACCCTCTGCGTTGTCTACTACTTTACCTAATATTCCTCCTAGTAAATTCTGTATCATACTTTATTATTTTCCCAAGGTAAATTTTTATCTCCCTCAGCGTATTTTTTGCCAGTATGAGGATCTGTTATATATCCATTACCTCTTGGCCAAACTTCACCCATGTGATAAATAGCATGATCATCATAAGTAGTTTTACCTATCTCCATATCTGTCTGATGCTGTGTCTCATGAGTGACAACATGCTCAACTATGCTTTCAGGTACTCTTGAATCCACATATATAGATCCATCGCTATTAGCCTCACCCATTATACCATCACCAAGCTTTTTTTTAAATATCTTAGTGTTGCTAGAGTTCTTAAAACCTCTTGTTTCTTTACCTAGTTTAAAAGCCATTATCTATCTGAGTCTTTAATCATATCGTCTATAGCCTTGTTAAAGACTTTGTCAGTATATGATTTGTTGTTGTAGAATACACTTCTTTCTGATACTGGCATATCTTCTTCGCCTAGTAATATTCTGTATATCCTACTTATAAGTTGGCTGCATTTAAAAGAGGTTTTGAAAACGCTGTATTTAATCGTTGTTCGATTTCGATGACGCCAGACCTCTATCCAGCCTAAATTTCTTAACTTGTCCCACCGGGCTTTGTCCCAGCTCATGGTGTAAGTACCATCTATAAATTCTTGTCTTGTAAACCGTTTCTTGCAATCTAAATATATTAAGAGTTCAAGATCGGCATCTGTTAACCCGTAAGTCTTACAGGCCCACTTCCTTGTGAGCCTGTAGTACTTAAGGATTTGTAATTCACGTAAATCGTGACTAGTTAATCTCATTTAAGATTAACCAGCAGCACCTACCGCAGTCATCGTAGTGTGAGCGTAAACTGAATTCACATCATCAGCTATTACACATATACCATCACTGTGTGGATGTTTGTTAATTAATTGAGCTACTGCTTGCATTGCTAGTAATTCATCAGAGTCGTCTGCTAGTGTAACAGAAACTTCGTCGTTACCTGCGGCTGAAGAAGCAAAAGAAAACTTTAATGAGTCATCTTCACCTTCAACTGATGTTAATCTAGCTACAGGATATACCATGCAATCATTAGCAGCATTTTGAAAAAATATAAACTTGTTCATTTTGTTAAATTTTTAAATAGTTAATAATTACGCTATAGTTACACCTGTGATAGTACTAGAGCAATAAACTCCAGCAATATCATCAGCAATTATAAGAGCGCCGTCAGAGTGAGGATATTCGTTAAACTTTCTAACTAACTCTTTGCAAGCTTCCATTTCGTCAGCTCCAGTAGCTAAAGTAATAACATCAACATCTGCATTAACAAGATCGTCATCAGTTTGTGATCCACCAAAAGTTAATACAACTGAACCAGCACCACCATCTATTTGATGTAGTCTAGATAACGGCAACATAGCCGTGTCATCATCAGCATTTTTAAAAATTAACATTATATCATCTGCTGTCATAATTTTTGTTTTTAATGATTAATAATTTGTTTTTCGTTCTAAGTTTTAAGTTTATGGATTATGGTTTAGGTTTAATCTATTAGTACCACACTACCCAAATAGATAGTGTGGTATTAATAATTTGTTAAGCTATTATATATTACTAAATATAGCTGCTCCAGTACCATCAGCATCAGCACTAGCTATATGACCAGATACAAAAAATCTATTTGTTTCAATATATATAATATCAACAAAAGAACCTTGTTTTGCCTGGTTGTCATCTAAGTTTGTATCAAGCGCTATTTGACTATCGTTAGCCGCAGCTGCTGCATAGCCTTGAAAAACATTTGCTGTAGCATCAGCGATTACTTGATAGTGAAGTCCTCCGTCAAACATTTGATTTGTAACGTCTGAACACTTAATAAGATAAGCGTTGTCGTTGTCTAAATTCATAATGAATCTACAATTCCAGCCAAAATCAATATCAGCATCAGCAGGTAACGTAATTGACATAGCAGATGCGCTTTCAAGCACAAACGTTTTGCCAGAATCACTAGCTAAACATTGATAAGCAGAAGTACCTGCATCTAACTTAGTAATGTTTTTCTTTGTGTTAAAAAATACTCTTCCCATTTTTTTAAAATTTTTAAAGTTAATAATTAGTTAACGATTAAGTTGTCGGGTTGTAACAAACTTAATCTACTAGTACAATATCACTTGCTCTTATAACAAAATAAAGTTTATCTTCGTATTGAATACCGTGACCAGCGTGCTTATCGTAATGTATAACATCACCGTCTTTTACACCTTCTACTAAGTTACCCACAGACATGACGTTTGCTTTTATATATCTATTGTCTTCGTCTAGGTCTTCTGTCATAATAAGTCCAGCAACTTTCTTCTGCTCTGTCTTTATTTTATCTACAACTACGTAATTATTGATCGCTTTCATAAGTGTCTTGTCTTGCGTTAGAGATTATACAGTCTGCAGATACTATAGTCATGACAACACTAACTGCATTTTTTAGTGCTGACTTAGTAACAAGTACGGGATCAATAATACCAGCTTCAACCATATTAACTGGTTCCCCTGTTACTACATCTATACCCATGCCTTTATCAGCTAATATTTTAGGTTCTAGACCAGCATTATTCATAATAGTTTTAAAAGGTGCTTCTATAGATTTAAGTAGTGTTTGCTCTCCTATTGAGTCAGCGGTAATACTTTGAGCAGCATTAAGTAAAGCAATACCACCACCTGGCACTATACCTTCTTTGAGGGCAGCTTTTGTAGCATATATCGCGTCTTCGACCCTATCCCGCTTTTCTTTAAGTTCAACCTTAGAGTCTGCCCCAACGCGAATAATTCCAACACTACCCGATAGCATAGACAGTCTTTGCTCCAATTTCTTTTTAATATAACCATTTTTTTCATCAGCAACTAGTTTTGATACTTGATCTATTCTTTCTTCTAAGTCTTTGTCGTCAAACTCTATTGTAGTTATAATAGTAGATTTTTCGTCAGTCACAGCTAGTTCAGCTTCACCTAAGCAATCAGGTTTCATAAGGTCTAAGTCATCACCCAGCTCTTCGTTCATTACCGTGGCACCTGTAAGTATTGCAAGATCTTCACATGTGTCTTTCTTAGTAGGACCAAACCCTGGTAGATCAATAATATTTATCTTAATGTTACCTTTAACTTTATTCATTAGTAATGCTGACTTTACTTGCTGAGATACCGGTGCTACTAGTAATAAAGATCTGTTGTTCTTTATAACATATTCAAGTACCGTCTGTATTTTACGCACGTTAGGTATTTCAGACATGCATATTAACACCAATGGATTTTCAAGTTCTGCTTTTTGTTTATCTACATTAGTGACAAAGTGTGTTGAGGTTAAGCCACAGTCTTTTAACTGCACTCCATCTACAATGTCAACGTATGTTTCTTCACTTTCGGAAGTCTCCATAAGCACAACACCGTCTTTACCCACTCTTTTATAAGCTTCAGCTATTATACCACCTAGCTCTACATCGTTATTGCACGATATAGAAGCGACATTTGATAAAGTGTCATCTGTTACGTCAATTTTTATGCTATCAAGGTATTCGTTAACGCTAGATAACGCTTTAGTAACTCCTTGTTTTATATCTCTAATTGAATTTTTGCTTAAGTCTGTAGAGTTTACTTTATTAAGTAAAGACTCGGCTAATACCGTAGCTGTTGTAGTTCCATCACCAGCTTCTCTAACGGTGTTGTTAGCGGCTTCTTTAATAAGCGTTGCACCTAAGTTTTCTACAGGATCGTATAATACTACAGACTCAGCTACAGTTACACCATCTTTAGTTATAACTGGTACGCCTCTGGCGTCTTCATATATCACACATTTACCTGATGCGCCAAGTGTTGACTTTACAGCTCTAGCAAGCTTTTTAACACCATCGCTAATTTTAGATTTTGCTTCTTTACCAAAGTTTAGCTCTTTGATAAGAAGACTTGGGTTGTTGTATTCCATTATATTGTATTAAATTTAATTAAAATAATTGTATAAGTCCAGCTATAGCTATATAATATAAAAAAGCTGTAAAAAGTAGCCCTAACCAACCGATTAGAGCTACAAATAGTAGTTTAAGTCTACTCATCTTTAAAAGTCTTCACAACTTTAGGGCCTTTTGTAGCCTCTAATTTTTTAGTGAAATGTTCAACAGAACCATCGATTGCTTGTTCTGCACCCTCTATGGTTTCTCGACGCGTTACATCATGCCACTCGTCATTATTAGGGTTAGATACTTCTGTTTGATAATAACCATTAGGCAATTGGGTTATCCTCCAGTTTTCTTTATTGGATAAATGTTTCCATTGGTTTTTAGTTTTATCATTTACTTTCATTTCGCCACCAGTTGTACTAGTAGTCTGGTAATATAGGTACGTCATTTTAATTTGGTTTTAGGTTAATAACGTGGTTAACGGTCTTTCCGTTATTTTTTATATAAGTTTTTAGCTCTACGCTTTCTTATTTCAGTATCACTTAATAGTTTACCTGTTTTTTTATCGTGTCCTGTTTTAGTATAACTTTTTTTATCTTTGCTTTTAAGCTTCATTGCAGACTTTTCTTTAAGTTTCATAGCAGCTTTTTTCATTTTTTTAGGTGAATCTTTTTTTAAGATTTTATCTTGCACTTCTTCAGGCAGTCTGTCAAAGCCTTTATTTAAATCCATTGGAGAGTCTTTCTTCAACTTCATTGGCTCTTTCATCTTCATAGGATCTTTAGCCATTTTCATAGGTTCTGCTTTTTTCATTTTCATTGATGAACCTGCTTCTTTTGCCATCTTCATAACAGATGGATTTTTCATTTTAAATGCCATGTCTTAATATATTAAGTTATCGATGTTTATATTATTACTTATGTTCTTGTTCCTTTACCATATTCACCGCGGTTAGCTTTAACAGATACAAACTTACCTTTACTATGGTCATAGTCTTTACCTGCTAAGCTTATACCTTTTTTCAAGGCAGCACGTCTTAATCGTTGGTTTTCTGCTTTTTTATCTTTACGATCATCAGTTTTTGCTGCAGCTAAGTCTCTTGTTGCTTTAGCATCAGCAGCTGCTGGAGATAACACTTGCTTTTTCATAGGACAAGATCTTCTTTTTTTACCGTGCATTCTTCTTCTTCTACTCATTTCTCTCCGCACTTTTTACTAGGGTTGTTAACTTGTCTCCAATCTTCTTTTTGAAACCAATCTCTTAGTGTAGCGCCTTTTTTACGAGCACCTTTAACGTTGGTCTTAGAAGATCTTTTATATTTACCTTTAGCGCCAGAAGATCTTTTAGCACGCACAAGCTTTTCTCTTTCAGATTTGCTCATGCTACGTATTTTAGCAGCGGGTAGACAAGTTTTAGTTGTACCACCACCTTTTTGCTTCTTTTTAAATGGATTATTTAGCTGATCGTACATATTATTTATTTTTATTTAGCCTTTTACGTACAATATTCATAGTTGTACGCATTTTTGCAGCGTAACTAGGTTTTTTCTTGCGATTAAAAACTACTTGTTGGTTTAAACTGCTAATAATTTTTGATAAATTGCCTTTTCTTGACTTAATTAGCCAACTGGCAAGAGCAGA